AATACCTCGGGGGCGGGAAGGCGCCGATCGTCATCAACCCGATCGCGCAGACCAGCGCAACAGCTATCTCTGGATCTACCACTCCCGTGGGAACCCTCGCAGCCATGGCAACAACCGTCGCCCAGGGACAGCAGCACGGCTTCAGCTACAGCGCCACAGAGCACGGATACATCATCGGACTGTGCTGCGTCACCGCAGACCTCACCTACCAGCAGGGATTAAGGCGGCATTGGAGCAGGAGCACGCGATACGACTTCTACGATCCGGCATTCGCAATGCTCGGAGAGCAGAGCGTGCTGAACAAAGAGATCTACTGCCAGGGAGACGCGAACGACGCGCTCGTTTTCGGCTACCAGGAGCGGTGGGCCGAGTACCGCTACAACCCGAGCGAGATATGCGGCCTGTTCCGCAGTACGTCATCGGGCACGATCGACCCGTGGCACCTCGCACAGAAGTTCACCGCCCTGCCAACCCTCGGACAAACGTTCATCGAGGAAGCACCACCGGTAGACCGAATCGTGGCTGTGACCAGCGCAGGCAAGCAGTTCCTGGCGGATATCTTCTACGACAGCACGTGGGCGCGACCGATGCCGATGTATAGCGTCCCCGGCCAGATAGACAGGTTCTGACCCATGGCCTGGGTACCCTTCGCATGGATGGCAGGTGGAAGTGCTGCAGCGAGCATCGTCGGGCAGCACACCGCCAATCAAACCAACCGCGAGATCTCCAACGCGAATAACGCGATGAGCATGGAGCTCGCGAGAACCGCCCACCAGCTCGAGGTGAAGGACCTCGAGGCGGCGGGCTTGAGCCCAATGATCAGCTACAGAGGACAGGGAGCGTCCGTCCCAAGCCTGCAGAGCCCGCACGTCGGCAACGTGGCAGAGGGCGTAGACAAAGCGGTGAACACCGGCACCGCGGCGTACACGCAATCAATCCAGAGGAAAGCGGTAGAGGCAGACATCCTGCTGAAGCAGGCGACCACAGCGGAAACGATGGCAAGGACCAAGAACATCGAGACCGACAGTCGCTTAAAGCGGGTGCAGATGATCGGCGGACTCGCGTCCGCCGGACAAGCGAGAGCGTCAGAGCAGAACCTCATGGCGACGCTACCGAAGATAGAAGCCGAGATAGCGAACATCGCGGCGCAGACGAAGCTGCACGGCAAAGAGTTCGAGCTCAAGGACATAGACGTGGGAATCCGCGAGCTGGACCTCTGGGAGAGGCAGCAGCTGGCACCCAAGATCATCGAGATGATGAAGATCGAGCTCGACAAGCTGAACATGACGATGCCAGGAGCAGAGAACCGAATGACGGCGCAGCAATCCGGATTCGCGAGGCTGCTCGCGATGCTCGGATTCGCGCCGGCAGAAACGACAGACATAATGGGAAAAGTCACGGCCGCGATGGCCTGGAGGAACAAGTGAGAACGCAAGCACTCGACTACGACGTGAAAGCCGCAAGCGACGCCTGCGGCGTGAAATGCACCGCAAAGGAAGGTCGCACGATCCAGAGCGCGGCAGCGGACACGGATATCAACATCATCGTGAAGCGGATGGGGATGGGGCAGCAAGCGCCCATCACAGCGAAGCTCCCCATGCAGGGCGACTTCGAGGAGATCTTCGACTACAGGACCGCGTTGACGCGGATCCAGGCGGCGGATGAAGCGTTCATGCAGCTACCGTCACACGTGCGGTACAGGTTCGAGAACGACCCTGGCAAGCTGCTCGAGTTCATGGATGACCCCAAGAACGCAAAGGAGGCGGTCGCCCTCGGACTGGCGATCCTCCGGCAGCCGCCGGCCACACCGGTTCAGGACGAACCGGAGAAAGAGCCTAAGAAATAGGCTCGGAGAGGGGGGGTGGAAACACCCCCCCTTTTTAGGTGACCCTACGGTCACCTAGCACACTTACATCAAGGGAAGTCGTGTGCAGCCCCCAACCCCAGAGGTGAGAGAAATGCGCCGTAGCCACGTCAACAAGCGCCAGAGCGCCCAGAAGTTCAGCCGTCAGGTGGGACGCACCCACCCGAAGAACCTCCGTATGCCCATGAGGGGCGGCTGGAGGCTCTAGGGATGCCCTGCAGCTTCCCAATCCACGCGTACTACCGTGGGGACGGAAGCGTCGGGATCCACAAAGCGGGAGCAAAGCGGGGCAGCGATCCACTACTCCTACCGTGCGGACGCTGCGCCCGCTGCCGCTTAGAGCATTCAAGACAATGGGCAGTACGCTGCATGCACGAGCTGCAGCTCCACAACCTCAACACGTTCGCCAACCTCACGATAGACGACGAGCACTTTAAGCCGTCGCTCGACCACAAAGATTTCCAACTGTTCATGAAGAGACTTCGCCACGCGAGAGCGCCGGCGAAGCTCAGCTATTACATGAGCGGAGAGTACGGGGAGCGGTTCCACAGACCGCACTACCACGCGATCCTGTTTGGATGCGCGTTCCCCGACCAGATCTACTACGGGAAGTCACCAAGCGGACACGAGCTCTACACCAGCAAGGAACTCGACGAACTCTGGCAATTAGGCCAATGCAAGATTGGACAAGTCACCTTTGAAAGCGCGGCGTATGTGGCCCGCTACGTAATGAAAAAGATGAATGGAGAGAAAGCAGAGAGCCACTACAAGCGCGTAGACCCAGAGACAGGTGAAGAAATACAAGTCACGCCAGAGTACTCGCGAATGAGCCTGAACCCGGCAATAGGGAAGCGGTGGATAGAGCAGTACCACCCAGAGGTGTACCCAAACGACCAGGTGATCTCGCGCGGACACCCGGCAAAGCCACCGCGCTACTACGACCTTTATCTAAAACGGACACAGCCAGAACTACACGAGGAGGTGACCCTTCGACGGAAAGCAGAAGCGTCTACACGAAGTGAAGACAACACGCCGGAACGACTCGCGGTGAAAGAAGCTGTCGCGATCGCCGGCACCAAACTGAAACAAAGAAAGATGGAGTGACCGCCATGAAACTAATGATCGTTGCACTTAAGGACCGAGCTGCAGACCTCTTCGGAAAGCCGTTCTACGTCCGGACAGCAGCCGAAGCAGTACGCAGCCTCACAGACGAAGCGAACAACAAGGAAAGCGCCATCAACCGGCACCCAGAGGACTACGACCTCTTCGAGCTCGGACACTTCGACGAAGACACCGGGCGCATCGACCAGGACGTCAGCCATCCCAACCTCATCGTCCGAGCACAGGACCTCATCCGACAGGAGACGTGACATGAAGAGCCACAAGAACCCAAGCGTGAGTACGCACCAATTCGCGATGATCCCGAAAGCCGAGATCCCAAGATCGCGATTCAAGATGCAGAAGACGCTGAAGACGACCTTCGACAGCGGACAGCTGATCCCAATCCTCTGCGAGGAAGTACTGCCCGGAGACACAATCAAGCTGCGCGCAACCATCTTCGCGCGCATGGCGACGCTGCTGTTCCCGGTGATGGATAACCTCTACATCGAGACTTTTTTCTTCATGGTCCCCAACCGCCTGGTGTGGACCAACTGGAAGAAGTTCATGGGAGAGCAAGACAACCCGGGCGACAGCATCAGCTACCAGATCCCGACGATAACGAGCCCAGCGAGCGGATACACGGTCAGCAGCCTGGGCGATATGTTCGGACTGCCGACAGTCGGTCAGGTGGACGCAGCAGCAACCTTCACGCACAGCGCCTTGCCGCTCCGCGCCTACGGCCTGATCTACAACCAGTGGTTCCGCGATGAAAACCTCATCAACTCGCGGACAGTCTCCACGGCAGACGGACCGGACACGACGACTACGATGACGATAGCCAAAAGAGGCAAGAGGCACGACTACTTCACCAGCTGCCTGCCGTGGCCACAGAAAGGAGCGACAGCGGTGACCTTGCCATTAAGCGGTAATGCGTGGGTCAAAGGATTAGGCATAGACGTGAACGCCACGGCCGACGTCGCCGGCGTGACCGTAAATGAAAGCAGCGGCGCGAACCCCACGTATGCGCACAGCATAAGGACCAGCACAGCAACCGGCGTCGTCATCGAGCAAACAGGTGCAGCTGGCGACCCAATCGTGTACGCCGACCTCAGCACAGCAACCGCAAGCACCATCAACGCGATACGCCTGGCATTCCAGACCCAGCGATTCCTCGAAAGGGACGCGAGGGGCGGCACCAGGTACACGGAGCTCATCTACACGCACTTCGGAGTGAAGAGCCCAGATGCACGACTCCAGCGGGCGGAATACCTCGGGGGCGGGAAGGCGCCGATCGTCATCAACCCGATCGCGCAGACCAGCGCAACAGCTATCTCTGGATCTACCACTCCCGTGGGAACCCTCGCAGCCATGGCAACAACCGTCGC